TGATTGTACAATCAATATAGCAAATAATGAAGGATTCGGTTTAGGAACAGCCGAAAGTATTATGGCAGGTACACCAATTATTGTTAATGTTACAGGTGGTTTACAAGATCAATGTGGATTCGAATATAGTCCTAATGATTATATAAAAATTGGTTCATTACACGATCGTAAAAATTTAAAAGATACTCCAAAACACGGCGAATGGGTTGTCCCCGTTTGGCCATCTGCAATAAATGTAAATGGTTCAATACCAACTCCATATATTTTTGAAGATAGAGTCAATAATCACGAAGTTGCAGATGCTATAATGAAAATTTATAATTGGACAAAAGAGGAAAGAAAAACAAAAGGAAAAGAAGGTAGAGAGTGGGCTAAGAAAAATCTTTCGAATAAAATTATGTGTGACTCTCTAACAGATGGTATAGAAAATACAATAAACAATTTTAAACCAAAAGAAAGATTCAATCTTTATAAAATAATATGAGTAAACCAAGTTTATTATTTAGAGGACCCGTCAAGACAAGGTCAGGATATGGTGCACACGCAAGAGATATCCTAAAGTCTTTGTATGATATGGATTTATTTAAAATAAGTATCGACGCTTGCCCTTGGGGTAACACACCGCAAACTGCATTAGAAGATGATAATTCATTTCATAATTGGATCAAGGATAACATTGTCACTAGAGTAACAACTATGCCTGATATATACATACAAGTTACTGTTCCAAATGAATTTCAAAAATTAGGGAAAGTTAGTATTGGTGTTACTGCAGGTATTGAAACAACTGTTGCACCGAAAGATTGGATAGATGGATGTAATAGAATGGATCACATAATTACCACTTCCAATTTTTCAAAAGAAGTTTTGTTGTCAACAATCTATGATGAAAATGATTTAGTTACTAATCAATTAATTAAAAAATATAAAATAGAAAAACCAATTTCTATTTTATTTGAAGGTGTTGATACCAATTTATATAATAATGAATATAAAAATTTTGATTTAAATATAAAAGAAGATTTCGCTTTCTTATTTGTTGGTCATTGGTTGAAAGGTAATATTGGTCAAGATAGAAAAGATGTTGGTATGTTAATAAAAGTATTTGCTGAAACATTCAAAGACCAAGAAAACCAACCCGCATTAATTTTAAAAACATCTTCTGGTAATTTTTCTGTTATAGAAAGAGAAAGATTAAGAACAAGTATTGAAACTGTAGTTGGTGCAGCAATAAACCCACCGTCAATCTATTTGATATTTGGTGAATTAATGGATTCAGAAATGAACCAATTATATAACCATCCAAAAGTTAAAGCTATGATTAGCTTGACAAAAGGTGAAGGATTTGGTAGACCATTATTAGAATTCACTATGACAGGTAAACCAGTTATAGCGTCTAATTGGTCAGGTCATAAAGATTTTTTACCAAATGATAAGGCGATTATGATAGGTGGAACTTTAACAGATGCACATAGTAGTGCAATAGATAGTTTTATAATTAAAGATTCAAAATGGTTTACAGCAAATTATAATGAAGCTTCAAATGTTATGAGATTTGTAAAAGATAATTATGATAAAATTTTAATCAAATCTGAACAATTAAGAATTGAAAATAAAGAAAAATTCTCATTTCAAAAAATGACAGAACAATTCAAAGAGATACTCAAACCATATGTTACTAAACAACCCGTATACCATAATTTGATTTTACCAAAATTAAAAAAAATAGGATAATGAGAAAGTTTCAATTTTTTAGAGGATACACTAATGAATGGGTTAGTACTCAAGTAGTGGGTGGTATAAGACCTCTTAGAGCAATATGGTCACAAGAATTGATTACGGAATTAGATACATATCACGGAATCAATGCTGAAAATGAATTAATAAGTTTAATATCTAGAGAAATTTCAAGAGAAATTGATAATGAAATACTCAATACATTTATGTCAAATGTAATGGGTCAAGCATAAATTAAAATTATGGAAATAAGTTTTGCAATTACAGTTTGTAATGAATTAAAAGAAATAAAAACATTATTACCATTTCTTTTGGATTATAAAAAAACGGAAGATGAAATAATTGTTTTATATGATGAAAATAATGGTGATAAAGCGGTGTTAGATTTTCTATTACCTTATGATAAAAAATTTAATGTTCAAATTTGGAGAAGTTTTGATTTTGATAAAAATTTTGCTGATTGGAAAAATTTATTAAACAGTTATTGTAAAGGTGATTTTATATTTCAATTAGATGCTGATGAAATGATAGATAGGTATATGGTGGAAAATTTATCTACAATAATCGAAATGAATAAAGACATTGATTTAATTTTTGTTCCAAGAATCAATACTGTAAGTGGATTAACCGAAGAACATATTAAAATGTGGAATTGGAAAGTGAACGAGAAAGGATGGGTTAACTTCCCTGATTTTCAAGGGAGAATATATCGTTCAAATATGATTTGGCACGGTAAAGTTCACGAAAGAATAATTGGTGGAGAAAAGTTTTCTTCTTTACCTTTGGATGAAGAATATTGTATTCAACATCATAAAACAATCGATCGTCAAATAAAACAAAATAATTTATATAAAAGCATATGATAACAGTAGGATTTTCAACAAGACAAGATAATCAAGAGTTCATCTCTTATCTTAAAAAGACTTCAGGTGTAGACATCGAAGTGATTCAAAAAATAAACAATGGTGAGAAATCATTATCTCAAGTTTATAATGAGATTTTAAACGAATCATCAAACGATATAGTTGTACTATGTCACGATGATATTTTAATCGAAACAAAGAATTGGGGTAAAGCTATAGTGAAGAATTTCATTACTCACAAATACGATATACTTGGTATGGCAGGTTCTGTTTATATGCCTGAAACAGGTAAATGGTGGGAAACACCGATTACAATGAGAGGTATTGTTAATCATCAAAAGGATGGTAAAAAATGGGAATCTAAATATTCCAGTACACCGCCTAACAGTATGTCTGATGTTTTGATGGTTGATGGTGTTTTCATTGCAATTCATAAAAGTGGATTAAAGAAACAATTCGATGAAGAAATGCCAGGTTTCCATTTTTATGATTTATCTTTTTCTTTTTCGAATCATTTAGCAGGTGCTAAAGTAGGTGTTATGTATAATGTGAGAATTACGCATTTATCTTTGGGTGAAACTAACGACCAATGGGAAGAAAATAGAAAATTGTTTGTTGAAAAATATAAGGACAATTTAGGTGCTAAAATTCACGAGGATGGTGATATCACAACGTTTGTTATGTGTCACGACCAAGAAATCATTAAAGCTAATATTACATCAGGTAAATTTGACCAATTAGGTTTAGTTAAATTTATGTATGTTGGTAAAGGCGAATTCACAGATATTGAACAATATCCACAAGTCACAGTTGTGAGAGAATTGAAACATAATATTGAGCAGTATCCTGCGTTCACTGCATTCACAGCTTGGTATGCAATTTGGAGACATAATTTATGTACAACCAAATACATCAATCTATTAGAATATGATGTCAATTTAAAAGAAGATTATGGGTTCTTCTTAAAGAATATAATAAAGAAGGGACCGAAGATTATTGGTTACTTTCCATTCTCAATGAGAAATTATCATTTCGTTCAGAATCCTGATTGGGTTACATCAATCTTTAAAGGTATTAAATTGGTTTATAAAACCGATATGATGTTTCAAGTGGCACAAATTATACAAAATTATATGCAAGCCAAACAAGAGCCTTATTGGCCTACTACAAACAATGTTTGTATGGACCGTTTGACTTTTGAAAAATATATGAAGTGGGTTGCTCCATTGATTACCTATATGAAAGATGATCCATTCTCAGGTCATAATCAAGAAAGAGGGATTACATTTTTCTCAATATTGAATAAAGTACCAATTGCATATTTCCAAGGCTATATTGAACACGTACAAGCGGATTCACATAAAACACAAGGACACGAGGTAACGAAAGAAATAGAAATGTAATGAAATATATAAGTTATAGCTTATGGGGCGATAACCCCATTTATAATGTGGGTATTATTGAAAACGCCAAACAAGCCAAAGAAATTTATCCCGATTGGAAAATGGTTGTTTATTATGATAATACAACACCATTAGAAACGATTATAGATTTAATTGCTTTAGATGTTGAATGTGTTAATATCACATCATTAGGAATCTATGGAATGTTTTGGAGATTTTTGGCAGCAGATAAACCTGATTGTGAATATGCAGTTTTTAGAGATGCTGATTCAAGATTAT